AGGACCGAGAAAATGGAAAGAGAAAAAACTAAAGGCGAGATAATCGCTGAAAGGCTTGAAAAAGAAGCTGATGAGATGTTGAAACAAGTTCAAGATACTCAGGAGGAATCCGAACCAGAAGCCAAAGGATTAGCTATCGAAGAGGCGGAAGCAGAGGACACACCCGAAGAGGTCGAAGAAGTTGATGAAAATTCACCCGATGAATCTCAGGATACTGAAGACACATCTGATCAGAATATAGAAGAGGTTCAGGAAGAAGAGACTAAATCCGAAGATAAAGGTTTAGACTTATCTGCCGAACAGTGGGAAGAAAGGTATAAAAACGCTCAGGCGAAGATGACCAAATCTACCCAGAGAGAGAAAGAACTCGAAGCCGCTTTAGCTGAGATGAATAATAAAATCACAGCTATGGAGGTAATGAAGACTGATGCTCAAGTTGAAAGACAGAAAGAAGCAGTAGATGTGGATCTGTCTGAGATAGTTAAAGACTATCCAGAGTTAGTGAAACCCCTGCAATCTTATGTTGATGCTCGCATCGCAACTGTTGAACAAAAAGTATCACAGGCTACAGATGAGGTCTTGAAGGCTCAAAAAGAAGAGGCAGATAAAAAGCATTTCGATGCTATTGCTAAAGCCCATCCAGATTGGAAGGCTGTATCAGGAAGTGAAGATTTTTCACTCTGGTTAGGTAGACAATCTAATATGTGGCAAACAGCAGCTAGCGAAGGAGATGCAAAAGATGTCATAGAACTTTTATCTAGATATAAGGAAGACCTAGGCTTAGATTCCAAAAAAGTTTCTAAAAAGGACTTGGTAGAAAAGGCGAAACAAAATGTTGAACCTTCACTCTCCAAAGCCAGGAAACAAAATGTGAGTGGTAGTAAAAAACAATGGACTGCTCGGGAAATCGGCAAGCTTACTGACAAAGAGTATGCAAAGCTAGAAAAAGAAATTGATCTGGCTTATACCGAAGGAAGAGTCAAACCATAATTTTTACTACTTAAGATAAACTTTTTTATATTATTTTAAGAGGTATTTAAAATGGCATATTCATCTTCAAGCGGAAGTTTTAGTTTCGCAAGCGGTGAGCAACACTTTATACCTGAAGTTTTCTCTAAAAAGTTACAAGCTAAGTTTTACGCTCAGACCATGCTGTCCGAAGTAACAACTAACGAGTACGAAGGAGAAATTTCAGGGTTAGGTAACAAAGTTAACATTAGATCAGTCCCAGCTGTTACAGTTGCAGACTACACAGGATCTCTATCCTATGCTGATGTTACTTCTGGTACTATTGAACTTAATATCGACAAGGCTAAAAGCTATGCTTTTAAAGTTGACGACATTTTAAGAGAACAAGCTGATATTGATTTCATGAATGAAGCAGCAAATGATGCAGCTCAAAACATGAAAATCGCTATCGAGCAGGATGTTTTTGCAAATGTGGCAGCTGGATCATCTTTAACAGATGTGAACGCAACCCCATCAAATCTAACATCATCAAATATTCTTGGTTTCATTTTAGACGCTGGTCAAACATTGGATGAAAATAATATTCCTGAAGACAACAGGTATATGATTATTAGTCCAGCAGCAGCTACTCTATTGAAACAGTCAGAACTAAGACAAGCATACTTAACAGGTGATAATGTTTCACCATTAAGAAATGGCTTTATTGGTACTGTTGATAGATTCAATATGTATGTTTCAAACAACCTAGTTACAGCATCTGGTGTAACATCAGGTTTATATGGACATCCAAAAGCTATTGCTTATGCTTCTCAAATGACTAACACTGAATCAGTAAGACTTGAGTCTTCTTTCGGTGATGGCGTTAGAGGTTTAGCTGTTTACGGGTACAAAGTTGTACTTCCAACAGCTGTAGGCGAATTTAAGCTGAAGTTTGCTTAATATTGACTTTTGTGGGGAGCTTCGGCTCCCCTTTTTTTAGTTCACAAGCATCACATAATTGTGATATCTTTAGAGCATACACCCTGAAGGAGTAACAAATGACAAAAGATCAAATAGTAAAACTAGCACAAGAGAAACATAATGTAGCTCTTAACCCAAAAGACAAGCTTGCAGATCTCAAGGCACAGCTTGCATCATTAGATTCCTCTGCACCTGTTGAGGAAGTAGTAGAAGATAGTCCAAGTAAAAACCCATTATATTCAGTCAGTGAGCACGGCAAGATTGTTGAATGGCATCCTATGCACAGAGCTGATTTTTGGAACTTTATTTACGACAAAAAATCTTTGAGCAAAGAGCAGAAAGAACAACTAGGACTGTAAATGGCAACCGTAAAGGCAGTAGATTTAATTAATAGAGCTGAAGAGATTCTCCAGGACAATACTAATGTTAGGTGGTCGCAGCAAACATTATTAAATTATCTTAATGATGGGCAAAGGGAGGTAGTCTTATTTAGACCAGATGCCAATCCAGTCAATGCATCATTTACTCTAGCTGCTAATGCGGCAAAGCAGACACTGCCTAGTGCAGCTTTACGCTTATTGTCTATCTATAAGAACGCATCACCTACTACCAAACCTATAACAAATATAGAAAGAAGAGTGTTAGACGATCAGATAGAAGACTGGTATGGCACCACAGGAACTAATGTCGAACACTATGTCTATGATCCAATGGACCCAAAAATATTTTATGTGTATCCGCACACCACATCCTCCAGTGCTACTATAAGCATTGTTTATAGTTCAGCCCCTGGTGATATAACTATCAGTAATTTTACTTCTGATACTACCGTGATATCTCTAGATGATGTTTACGCTAATGCAATCTTAGACTATATGCTCTATAGGGCTTATCAAAAAGACACTGAGTATGCTGGCGATATGCAAAGATCTGCTATGTATTTACAATCATTTCAAAACTCACTAGGAGTAAAAAATCAAGTTGATGCTGGGTCTACCCCAAGACCAGCAACACCAGCACAGTAATGAATAATGGCAGTAGCAAAAAAGATAGAATCATTAGTACCGAAGGTTAAAAGAGAAGCACCTAGTTGTCCATCTTTTATTGCTATTGAAGAGCTACGCAACACCATCATTGATTTCTGTATTAACACTGACATCTATCTAGCTGATTTATCTTTATTTCAAACAGTAACTGGTATCAATGAGTATGAGTCAGCTGACTTAGATATCCCAGTTGGTGCAGAGCTTAATCATATATTAGACTTCTTTTGTGAGGTTGGTGAGTCTACAGTTCAGTTGTCTGAAAAAAGTCTATCTAGGCTTGAGCCAAAATCCTTAATAGGAAAGCCATCTTTATTTGATTTATATGGCAGTGGTAAACCAAAATATTATTCACAAAAAGATCAAGAGACGATTTTAATCGCACCCACACCCAACCAAAATTATTCTCTTTATGCCTTGTATAGTCTAAAACCAACGGCTACAGCAACAACGATACCCAATATAATAGTGAATGAGTATCAAGAAACTATAGTGCATGGTGCTTTGTATAGACTACAGATGATGAAAGATAGCCCTTGGAGTGATGTCCAGGCGGCAGATTTAAATAAAAGAATGTATGATAAAGGTGAGGCACAAGCTGTAAGAAAGACTAAGTATGGTCTAGTTGGTGCTCCTTTAACAATTAAATATCAGGAGTTTGCATAATGGCATATTCAACAACAATCAAAGTAGTAGTTGGTGATACGCATCCAGAGTTGAATTTTACTCTCAGAGACTCTAATACTGCTGCATCTGGACAAACTTTAGACCCAGAAGATCCAACTACCTTTGCTCCTATCAACTTAACAGGAGCTACGACAAGAGTAAGAATCAGAAAGATTGGTACTACAGCTATTTTAGCAACTATTACAGCATCAAACACTGATGCATCTAATGGTAAGTGTGCCATGGCTTTTACTAATACGACCTTTACCGAGGCAGGGTTTTACGAGGGAGAAATAGAAATCACCAAATCCGATGGCAATATTCAAACAGTAAACGATCTAATTAAGTTTAATGTGAGAGATGACTTTGACTAATGGCTATAAGATTAGTTGTAGAATTTATAGATCTACAAGTATCTATACAGAGTCAAGAAGTATCAGCATCAGTTGAACTAGCACAAAACTCAGCCCCTTCATTAGTTACTAGCACCACGGATGTTGGTCTTGAAGTACAAAATCAAGTTATAGCACCAATCCGTGATGAACTTGTAAGCTTTTTAAGTCTCAATTTAGAAACCACCTTTGTTAATTTACAAGCACAAATATTTATAGATTCAGACACTAAGAATCTTTATTTCTACTCTGGGCACCCAAATGCAGAAATAGTTAATTTATCTGAGCAAGCAGCTTTAGGTTTTGGTAAAACCCTTGCAGATGCTTTTGGTATGGGTGAGCAAATAACTGCATTTAGTTTTGGTTTAGGTAAAACAGACTCTGTAAGCCTGTTGTCTGATCCAGTATTAGCATTTAGTACAACAAAATCTGACCAGTTTAGCGTATCAGAACAACATGCCTTAGGGGTTGGTAAAATAGCTTCAGATTCTTTTGGAATATCTGAAAGCTCAAATAGAGGCACTGGGTTAGGAAAGTCTGACTCTGTAAGCATGTCAGAGAACCTTACAAGATCAACAAATTTAGGCAAATCAGATAGTATTCCTATGACAGAAAGCCTTGCAAGGACTGTTAGCTACAATAGATCCTTTACAGATTCTTTTACTTTAGATGATCTAGCATCGTTTGCAGACCCCTTACAAACAGACTCTGGTCTTAATAAAGGTAATATAGCAACACTAACAGAAGAGCATCAGTTTGCTTTAAGTAAAAGTGTCTCAGATACCTTTGGATTTACTGATTCACCAGCTTTTTCAAACACCCTAGGTGCTACTGATACTGTTTCATTATCTGAATCAGATGTGATATCTTTAAGCAAAGTTGAAGCAGATTCATTTTCAGTTGCAGAATCTATAAGCATTTTAATAACTGTAGGTGGATCAAGTGTTCTCAACACATCTGCTTTAAACTCAAATGCGTTAAACTAGGAGAAATAAATGATTAGCGATAACTTAAAACTGAAAGGGCATCTAAACATTGCTCTTAATGGCGAAACTGTAAAAGAAGTTGATAATATCGTTGTAACAGCTGGTAAAGGTTATGTGGCTAGTAGAATGAAAGATGCTACTGCAACGGCTATGTCGCACATGGCTATAGGTACAAGTTCTACCGCAGCCGCAGCAGGCAACACAACTCTTGGCAGTGAATCTGCTAGAGTAAGTCTTACATCTACAACTGTAAGCTCTAATGAGGTGGTATATGTTGCTACTTTTCCTGCTGGCACAGGTACAGCAGCTATTACTGAGGCTGGGATCTTAAATGCATCATCATCAGGAACTATGCTTTGTAGAACTGTATTTTCAGTTGTAAATAAAGGTGCATCTGACTCAATGACAATAACCTGGACTGTAACAGTTTCTTAATCACATAGGAGGAATCTGTGGCAGTTGTTTTTAAGAACAATGCAAAAACTACGCTTGCATCAGGGGTCAACTCGTCTGCAACATCTATAACCGTATCCGATGGTAGTGTCTTTCCTAGTCTTACAGGTTCGGATATATTCTTTGCTACTCTTGATGATGGCACCAATAATGAAATAGTAAAAGTTACTGCTATAAGTAGTAATACTCTTACTGTTGTCAGAGCCCAGGAGAGTACAACAGCTAGATCTTTTTCTACAGGGGATGAAGCTCAACTCAGATTAACTGCTGGGATCCTTGGTCTTTTCTCTCAAACAGGCGTTGCCATAACCGATGAAATAGAAGCATACCTAGATGCCAATGGTCTTACTTTTCCAGATGATGTAAAAGCACAGTTTGGTGCAAGTAATGATTTACAGATTTACCATGATGGTACAACTAATAATTCTGTAATAAAAGAAATTGGTACAGGCAATCTAGAGTTGTGGGGAAACAATGTAAAGATTATGAATGTTGCAGGTACTGAAACCCAACTAGACGCAAATCCAAACGGTGCAGTAACTCTCTATTATGATAATTCTCCAAAACTAGCCACAACCACAGAAGGTATAGATGTTACAGGTTTAGTAACAATCGATACAAGTCCAGGTTCTACTTATGGGGTAAGCGAAGCCTTAAGAATTGACGATACTGGCGGAATAAACGATAGAGCTTTACAAATATTTGAATTATTACACTCAGGTGCAAGATCACATCGATTAACCTTTAATACAAATATAACAACTGATGGGTCTGCTTATACTTACACTCAAGGTAATTATGGTGGTTCTTCACAAATTGAATTTGGTACTAATGGTCCAATAGTTTTTTACACAGATGCTCAAAACACAGCTGGGTCCACTACAGCAATCACACCAACAGAAAGACTTAGAATAAAGGAAACAGGAGAAGTCGAAGTCCAAGGGGAACTAATAGCAAATGGGAATATTAGATTAACTAATAATTCAAATTATGTTGCTACGAGACAAATCCTTGCAAGAGATACTAATGGTTTATCATTCAAAACAAGTGGTGGTGGAACTACCATGTTTTATACCAACGCTGGTGATGTCACTGTATCAAACAATCTAACTGTAAGCGGTAATGTTGTTGTATCAGGAACAGTTGATGGTAGAGACATAGCTACAGATGGAACTAAGTTAGATGGTATAGAAGCAAGTGCAACAGCCGACCAAACAAATGCTGAGATTAGAGCAGCTGTTGAAGCAGCGAGTGACTCAAATGTGTTTACAGATGCAGACCATACAAAACTCAATGCGATTGAGGCAAGTGCAACAGCCGACCAAACTCAATCCGAAATAAACGCATTAGGCATAACTGCAATAGGTTTGTCTGGGTCTCCAAACATAACAGTTGGAACTATTAATAGTGGCAATATAACTTCTACAGGTACAGGAAATTTTGGTGGCAAAGTCACAATATCAGACTCTGGATTTAACAATCATTTAAGAATTGAAAGAAGTGGTCAAGGTGATCTTTACCTTACACCAAGTGGCAATCAATTAATGTTAGGTGGTGGAGGCTTTTCTCCTGGTAATACTAATTCCGTTGATTTAGGAAGATCAGATAAGTATTGGCGAACTTTGCTTTTAGGCACATCTTTACAGATGGGTGGCACAACTGTGATTGATGCTTCAAGAAACTTAACGAATATCGCACAGCTTTCTAGTACAGGCAGTCACTTAGTTGCTATTACTTCAGGTGTTGGGGTAGGTGGAACACCAGCAGATGCCAACTCAGCAGAATTAGGGGCAGGTTTTCTAAACCTCGCTAGAGACGATACAGCTGATGCTAAACAAATATTATTTGGTAAAAATGGTGCTGAACACTCGTTCATAAAAACAACATCTACAAGCATGATCTTAGGTAGTGGTGTAAACACAAATGCTTTGATTATTGGATTAGATGGTGATGTAGGGGTGGGTACGACCTCACCACCATCAGGTGGTTTGGAAATTTCTAAAGCTAGCCCTGTTTTAAGAATCAGGGAAAACGATCAAACTAACCATTTTTCTGATATTAGATTTAATTCATCTATGCTCAGACTTAGGTCAAGAGCAAATACAAGTAATGGGGGTATTAGGTTTGAGGGTTTTGATGGCTCAACCATAACAACTTATGGCATGTTCACTAATGCTGGCAACTTCCAAATTGGCTCAACCACTGTAATTGATAGCTCTCGTAACCTCACAAATATAGGAACTATCAGTAGTGGTGTTATTACCAGTAGTGGTCTTACTTTTAGTAATGGTGGAGACAGGTCTTTAACTGGACCACTTAATGAAGATTTAATAATTAACGCAAGACCAAATGATACTTCAGAAGGTTTACATCTACAGATAAACGGGACAGATAAATTATTCATAAAGCAAGATGGTAGTGCCACCTTTGCAGGAACTATCTCTGGCACATTAGCATCAACAGTAACAGCGACTACACAAGCAGCCTCAGATAACAGCACAAAAGTATCTACCACAGCTTATGTAACGACTGCTATAGCCAACCTGGTTGATGGTGCACCCTCAACCCTAAATACTCTAAATGAGATAGCAGCAGCCTTGAACGATGACGCTGCTCTCAACACTACCCTAACAAACAGCATTGCTGGAAAATTATCACTTACAGGTGGAACTTTATCAGGAAATCTAGCTTTTAGCGATGATGGAGAAGGAATTAGTTTTTACGGTGGTGAAGCAATTAAGAAGACTTCTGGGACAGGTATTGTAGTTACTGCATTAAGCACACGATCACTAGACACTTTGTTGCAAATTGATAGAGGATCTGGAGGAACAAGGTATAGTGTATATCACGAAGGATATCATCCAGAAGCGGATACACTTACAACACCAAGAACAATTGGAGGAGTATCTTTTGATGGTTCAGCTAATATAAATTTACCTGGTGTAAATACTTCAGGAAATCAAAACACCTCAGGAACAGCAGCAGGCTTATCAGGCACACCAAACATAACTGTTGGAACTATCTCTAGTGGTGCGATTACAACTTCAAGCAATCTTAATATAAGTGGTGATATTTTTGGAACAAGTAACTTTGACATTAGATCAACTGGCAATATTTTTAATACTTTTGGCAACTCAAACAAAACATTTTTTAGAACACAAGATGGCACAGTAAGGTTTGTTATTGATTCAACAGGAAAAATTGGTGCAGGTGGAAATATTGACGAAACACCTGATGCTAATTTACATATCAGAACAAGTGATTTAGGTGGCACTTCAGGAGATCAACAAGAAATAGCCAGATTCCAAACTAATGTTTCTAATGGAAGTGCTCTAAGGGTTTACACAGAAAGACACTCAACAGGAACAAGTTGGACTAGTGCTCAAACAAAAATACAACAAAGAATAGATGCTACCGATATGGGTTACATACTATTCAATGGTAGTGGTAATACTTATGGTATAGAGATCGGCACACATGATACTGCTGGACAAATTAACTTAAGACATAAAGGCACTGTAAGACTTAACACAGTTAATGCAGGGGTGAATGTAACAGGTGCTTTACAAGTTGGCTCAACCACAGTCATAGACTCATCAAAAAACCTTTCAAACATAGGAACTATTACTGCTAGTGGCGATATAACAACTGCTGATAGGATAATTTCTAAAGAATCATCAGGTGGATTTTATAAACTTCATACAGACGGAACTTTTAGAGCCGCATTCCATGATAATAATGATGTTACATCAATATATGCAGATGGTGATGGCTCAAATCCTTTTATAACTTTTAATGGTGGTGCTACACATACTACAGATATTGATGGCATATTAAATCTTTCTAATACCAATGCATCTTTACGAATTGGTGGTACAGAAGTTATTTCAACAGGAAGAAACCTTTCAAACATAGGAACTATCTCTAGTGGAGATATAACTATCTCAGATAGTGCTACTCCATCTTTAATTTTAAACGATACAGGTAATGCAGGAGCTGGTGGAGCTAGTGCTAATATAAAGTTTAATAATACAGCTGGAACTGCTATGGCGATTGGTTACACAGCCAATTCAACCGCAGACTCTGACATGATTATTAGCACCAATGCAGGTGGTACTTATGGTGGCTATTTAAATTTAGCTGCTAATGGTATAACCGATGCAAAAGCTGATATTGTTTTAGAACCTAAAACTAATGTATTTGTAGCAACAGGTGATGTTGGTGTTGGTCAACAATTACCAAGAACAAATATAAATAGTGGTAGTTTTTTTAAGCCCGATAGTAACGGTAAATTTGTAACTATCAATGGTGGAGCAAACGGTGGGTTTATAATGCTTGAATCTACAACAACTACCGATAGCGACCAGATTGGTGGTCTTTTTTGGACAAGAACAGCAGGACAAGGTGATGCACATAAACAAGTTGCAGGGATAGATGCTATACAAGCAGTTTATAGTGGTGGAAGTAATTTAGATGGTGCAAGATTAAGGTTCTACACGAAGCCAGGTGGCTCTGGAACAAATACTCCAAGAATGCAAATTGACCAAAATGGCAATATTTTTGTTGGCTCTACTGCAATAATAGACCAAAGCAGAAACCTCACAAACATAGGAACTATCAGTAGTGGAACAATCAATGCAGGTAATGTTGAGCTTACTTCTTCAGGTTCTATTGAAATAATAAGAAATGGTGATGCTTTTATAGATTTTAAATCATCATCTAGTGAAGATTTTGATTGCAGAATTCAGCAAATTTCAGATGGCATACAGTTTATAACTGGTGGTAATGGTGCAACAGCTACAGCACTTACTTTAAACAGTTCACAAAACGCCACCTTTGCAGGAACTATCAATAGTGGTGCAATTACAAGTACAGGAAACTTATCCTTAACAACAACAGGATCAGAAATAATGCTTGATGCTTATAGCACTTCTCAAGAAGGAGGAGGTATATTTTTCAGGGAAGGTTTTCAAAGTTCTAATAAATACAATTTATCTATTATAGCTAGGTCAAGAAGCAATGATGGTTCTGCTGATGGTTTATCTATAAATGGTTATGAGGGTATTTTCTTTTCAACAGGAAGTAATTCATATCAAGAAAGATTTGGTATAGATATTAGCGGAAATATTTCTGTTGGTGGAACTACAATAATAAACCAATCAAGAAACCTCACAAATATAGGAACTATCTCTAGTGGTGCAATAACTTCAAGTGGGTTGCTAACAGTAAGTTCAAGTAATGACGCATTTCCAACTATTGCACCTGCAACAAAGGCAATTTTTGCAACTGATAATACTGGTGGTTTTGAAGTAGGTATCACACTTTTAGGTAATGCATCTTCAATAATCAATTTTGGTGATTATGCAGATGAAGATATAGGACAGATTAATTACTCACACTCAAGCAACTCTTTAGTTTTTAAAACAAACGCTACTACTGCTCTTACTTTAAACAGTTCACAAAACGCCACCTTTGCAGGAACTATATCTAGTGGGGCTATAACCAGTAGTGGTGTTATAAAAGCTACTCAATATGAGCCATACTCATCTACGTCTGCAATTAGCTATAAAGGTTATGCAAGTAGAGATTTAATAACAGCAGTAGATGGTGCAGCTTATTATTATGGTTCTGATGGTGCAGCTTATGGTATTGTCATTCAGGGAGGACACCCTATATGTAAATCAGTAAAAATAGGTTCAGTTAATGCAGGAACAACAGTAATAGATGCATCAAGAAACCTTACAAACATAGGGACATATTCTGGTACAGGCAATATGACTGTAGCTAAGTCTACAACACCTATAGTTGTATTTGAGACTTCTGCAACTGCAGGACAAGATGCTACTTTAAAAATAAGAGGTGCAAGGACATCATCTAATACTAGTGATATTGCAACTATATTCTTTGATAATAAAACAAGCTCTCCATATACATTAGCAAAAATTATAGCAAGAGACCCATCAGCAAATCATGGTCTTGGTAACGGACAACTAAGATTACAAACATCTTCTGGAGGAACGCTATCAGATAACATTGTTTGTATACAAAGTAATATTAAATTTGCTACAGGAGGACAAAATAGAGCAGAAATCACATCAGCAGGTGTATTTAATTGTGCTAATGATGTTGTAGCTTTTGGAACATTATCCGATATAAGACTTAAAGAAAATATAAAAGTCATAGAAAATCCACTTGATAAAGTGAAACAAATTCGTGGTGTAAACTTCTCTTACAAAAAAGATGGAAGAAAATCTACAGGTCTTATTGCTCAAGAACTTGAAAAGGTTTTACCTAATGCAATATTTACTACTCACGAAATTGGTGATGATGAAGAAATCAAAGCTATTAGATACGGAAATGTAGTTGGTTTATTGGTAGAAGCTATTAAAGAACAACAAGATCAGATAGAATATATGAAGTCAGAAATTAAAACTTTAAAGGAGGCTAATAATGGCAATAAGTAATACTAAAACTGTTCAAAGGGTAGAGGTTTATCCTTTAGCAGACAGTTCAGCAGATGCAACAGCAAATGCAAAACATCCTACTGTTATGGTAGTTTATAACAACACTTTAGGTGGAACTGGTGCAGACGCAGCCCTTGATGGATCTGTAAGCACACAGGTTATAAATTTATCTAAGTTTGTAGAAGATGGCGGTGCAGCAACTGATGTTTCAGGTGAAGATGCTTTAGTGCAAACTATTTGCGGTGCTATCTGGTCATAATAAATGGCAATAGAATCTAGCGGTGCAATATCATTAGGATCAGCCGCTGGAACTAACAGAAGCATAGCAGGAGAGTTTGGCGGTAGCACACCACACTCATTATCAGAATACTACAGAGATGGTAGCTACTCTGACGGCATAAGTATTCCGTCAGGCGAAACAGATATACCTGCATCAGGTGCAATATCTTTTTCAGATTTTCACGGTACGGCAGCTGCAACCTTTACCTGGGGATCAATAATATCATTTCCTCAACAGTGGGGAGATATTACAGGATCTAATACAAGCTTTGGGAGTGCATTTGCTTCAGCACAGATTGGCTTTGCTTTTCAACCAGCAGACAACAGAATAAGAATAAGACACGCAAACTCAAGTAACTCACAGGGCACATCTTATAGTTATGTAAACATGACATACTCTGGTGGCTTAACTCCTACCGATGTACAGGTACAACTTAACTGGTCTGGCAGTTTCAGTGGATCAAGTGGATCGGGAACTGGTGGAGCAGAGCCTAGTGATGGCACATCTGGAGGCAGTTCTTTCACTTGGACTTCAGGCACTTACCACACGATTGCAGAACAATCTACTTCAAGTGATAACGGAAGTTTTTCAGATGCAGTTTGGAATGTTTCAGTATCAAATACAAATCAACTTAGAAGTTATGTAGCAGGCGGTTTGAGTGGAACTAGCATGACTATGCGTTTTAAGGCTATAGGTATTAGTGGTGAGCCAACAGTAGGTCCATCTAATGATAACAGTATAGGTCTAACTGCAAGCAAATCTAGCGGCTTCGGCGGCGGTGGCGGCGGTGGAGGTGGACCATAAGCCAATATGAACGATATAGTAACTATAATTCAACAAGTAGGATTCCCTATAGCAGCAGCTCTTGGACTGGGTTGGTTTATTTACAAACTCATTATGCGTATTGTTGATGGCATGGAAACAAAGCTAGACATTGTAGATGATAAGGTTGCCCAACAAATAAGTGCTATAGAAGAAAGATTAGGCACGAAATTAGACTCACAACATGGTATCTTAGTAGCACTGATAGATAGAATTAGAAGCCTTGATAATGAGATCATTAGACAAGACACACTAATAAAAACTATACTAGGAGTACCACAATTAATTGATAGCAATAAGATTGCTAAGGCGGACAGAGATGACCAAAGGAAAGATTAGTTTTTTATTATTTATATGTTTATCAGCTTCTGCTGATGAAATGGTGCATAAGTTTAAATCCCCATCTTTTAGTGGGATCGGCACTTCAGCACATTATCTAACTATTGAGAATCAGCAATACACTAGAAAAATGACTATCAAGGAGGAGATTAAAGCTCTTCAGGAGCAGCTCAAAAGAGATGCTGAAAATACGACACTAGCCCGATTTATTAGAAACCTAGAAAGCCGTATATATGCTCAAATATCCAGACAGATTGTTGAGAATATGTTTGGTGAAACACCATCTACAGAGGGTATATTTGAGTTAGAAGGTAATACTATTTCTTATTCTATAGTTGACGGCATAATAACTTTAACTATAACCCAAGCAGATGGCACAGAAACTATTATTCAACTTCCTTTTGGTGACTTTACTTTCTAGTTGTGCGTTAAGTTTTGACCCAATAGAAAATAATTTACCCCCACTAGAAAGAATAGAACGAGCAAAAATAGGCACCCTTTTAGTGCCAGCACTAGCTGATGTAAAACTGTCAAGCAAACAGAAACCAGTTATAGCAATCTACACAGGATCTTTCACAGATCAAACTGGTCAAAGAAGAAGCAACTCATCTTATGCAACCTTTAGTTCTGCTGTAACCCAAGCCCCAGATGCATACTTAATTAGAGCATTGAAACACGCAGGATCTAAGCATGGAGGCTTCTTTGAAGTAGTTGAGCGTGTAGGACTCGATTCGGTCACAAAGGAACGCCAGATCATCCGTAGCACACGCCAGGATTTCGGGGAAGAACAAAAATTGCCAGCCTTAGTATTTGCTGGTTTGCTAATGCACGGTGGTGTGATATCTTATGAGAGTAATATTGAAAGTGGCGGTGCTGGTGCCAGATATCTTGGAATCGGTATGTCTAGACAGTTTCGTAGAGACACTGTTACAGTATCTTTAAGAACAGTTTCTGTTACCACAGGTAAAGTATTACTAGAGGTACTTGTTACAAAAACCATACTTAGTGCTTCTTTAGATCAGGATGTGTTTCGTTTTATAAGCGATGAGACTGAGCTAGTAGAAATAGAGAATGGTTTAGTAAGCAACGAATCGATAGACATTGCTTTGCAGACGGCAATAGAGACAGCGGTATTACAAACTATAAAAGAAGGAAACCTTGAAGGTTTTTGGAGTATAAATGAATATGAAAAGATTGAAATTGATAAGCCTTGTGATGCTGATGAGTGCATCGACATACGGGGCTGATAACGAAATCTATGTTAGCCAAGCTGGTGCTAATGCAAATATTGACCTGGAGCAACTAGGCTCATCAAATATTATTGGTGGCTTAGACTCTGTTGCATCAACTCTGACCCCGTTAGATCTTGATGGTATAAATCTTACTCTTGATATAAATCAAATCGGTAACAGCAATTCATTTTTAGGCGATATCTATGGTGATAATGTGACTGGATTCTTTGAGTTTGATGGTGATAGTAACTCTTTCACTATTCAAGCAGATCCAAACAACACCTTTGGAGTATCTAGTTCTAATTATAATGTTGATGTTACTGGTAGTAGCAACACCTTTACACTTGACACAGGAACCTCAGCTCTTTCAGAGACTTTAGATCTTGACTGGATAGTGCAAGGCGACAGCAATACATTCGATTTTGATATAAACTATGATGGAGCAACCAACTATGTAGATGTTGATGGTGATTCAAACACAGTCAACTTTACAGGAAGCGGATACGCTGGTGGTTATTTTTATTTAGATCAAACAGGAAGTAGTAGAACATTTGATATTACGCAATCATCAACCTTGGCAGCCGATTGGCTTAAGATACTTAGCACTGGCTCTAGTGGCACTGTGTGTATCGTACAAGACGACAGCGGAACAGCAACTAGCTGTTGATGTAGGTAATGTTTCGGAGCTCAATGGCTCTGCCCAGGTGGTTAGAGATGAACCATTTGTGGCGGAGCTTGACTTCCAAGTAAAACAAGACGACCAAGCCGTAACTTCTAACGGCAGGATGGCTATCACTTTTCTAGATGATTCCATCGTTAGATTAACTGAACATTCAAAGCTAACTATAAATGAATATGTATTTGATCCAAATCCCTCTAAATCTAAGATGGCTATATCTTTTGGGCTTGGTACAGTTAGGTTTGTCTCTGGTGCTTTAAATAAAATTGATAAACAAAATATTCAGCTATCAACCCCAACTGCTAATATTGCTATTAGAGGTACAGACTTTACTTGTACGGTTGATGAGCTGGGGCGTTCTCTCATTATTCTACTGCCTGGTCTTGATGGCTTATCTAGCGGTGAGATTGTTGTTACTACAGCTGCGGGTTCTGTGGTCCTTAACCAACCCTACGAAGCAACTACAGTATCAGTCTTTGAAAACGAGCCAGCTAAACCAGTAATACTAGATTTAGATCTTACCCAAATAGATAATATGCTTATTGTCACACCACCAAAACAAACTGCTCTATCTGCCGAAGAAAGCAATACTGAAAAATCTAGCAATATATTAGATGTGGACTATCTTGAGTTTGAAGACCTTGATATAGATTATTTAGCTGAGGATGCTCTAGAGTTTACAGAGTTAGATATAAATTACCTTGATGTAAATTTTCTTGAAGATTTACTAGATGTTATTGATGCCCTAGCTATTGCGGAAGAAGAAGATCAGCTGGCAGCTAATATAAGTGCTGTCAATATTACAGGCACACAGTTTGGACAAGACACAGATACACAAGTAACAACATTTCTTACTGGTCAAACCCTTACCCTTATGCGTAGTGTAAGTGAGTCCGCTAGAGTGGATATAGAATCTGCAAGTAGCTATACTGTAATCTTTATACAAGATGGCATATCAAGAGTCATTAAGATAAATGGAGGATCTGGTGGTGTTATTAAAATAACCCAGAGTGATTAATGAACAGAGTACTATTCATATTACTTATAGTTCTAGGACTACCGCTTGTCTTTCAAAGCACACCAACAGAAATACTTAAATTAAAAGTTTTTGACTACTTAGTTCCAGAAAAAGAAGAGTCTGGTTTCTTTACCATATTAAACATAACTGAAGAGGATGTAGCACGAGAAGGTGGCTACCCTTTACCAAGAGAAAGATTGGCAGAGATACATATAGAACTCTTACAAAAAGGTGCTTTAGGTGTGGGCTGGGTTCTTTCTTTCCCCCAACCAGACAGGCTGGGAGGTGATGAAGCTTTTGCAGAAGCTCTTTGCTACGGTGGATCTGTTATAGGAATGTTTGAAGATGGCAGTGGCAACTATCCAAATACTTCTGGAACTGTAGTGCTTGGTAATAACAATAATGCAGGTATTTACTCTACAGGCGTTGTACAAAATATAGACATCCTTAAGAACTGTTCAAACCAAGGTATAGCTGTTGCACCAACAGAGGTTGATAATTTAGTAAGAAGAGTTCCGCTAATGATGAAAACACCAGATGGTTTTGTTTCTGCTTATGGTACAGAGGTTATGAAAGTTCTAGCAGGTAACAGCACATACATTATAAAAACTAATGATAATGGTATAGAAGAAATAACTGTGCAAGGACTCGCACCTGTTAAAACAGATACGCTTGGCAGAAAGTGGATATCCTGGGTAAATACCAAACAAACAACTTTAGAAGAAATGGATGTTGCAGGCAGATATGTTTTTGTTGGTTTTACTGCCAGTGGGATCATGCCACAAGTTGCAACACCAGTTGGATTATTAGAGCCACATAAAATTCAAGCAGCACTATCTGAGTCAATTTTGATTCAAGACTCACCATATATCCCAGATTGGCACTTAGCAGCGGAAATTTTAATTTTTGCAATTTTTGTCGCTTCAGTTTGGCTTGTAATCAATTTTCTGAGCATAACTAAGGGTCTAGGTATGCTTGGAGTTTTGCTGATCTCTACGGGCTTCTTAGGAGCTTTTAGCGTTCAGAAGGGCATTTTACTGGATTTTTCATGGACTTTTGTCTCAGAAATCATAACTTCTACGGTTGCCTTCTATTTAAACTACCAAAAACAGTATAAATTGCGTCAACAGATTAAAAAACAGTTTGAACATTATTTAGATCCAAGACAAGTAAAACAACTACAAGACAATCCTGACCTGCTGAGACTCGGGGGAGAGAAAAAATATTGCACATTTTTATTTACAGATGTTAGAGGATTTACAAATCTATCTGAGAAACTAGAACCAGAACAGGTAACAGAGATAATGAATAAAGTTCTAACAGCTCAAGTAACTTGCATACAAGCACATGGAGGAATGGTAGATAAGTTTATAGGTGATGCCTGTATGGCAAT